TCAGCTAATATAAACGCAATCGTATATATTAATGAGCATTTCTACACCACAGTAACGGGAGTATAATAATGGCAATTAACAGATCGCAATTAGCGAAGGAACTAGAGCCTGGATTAAACGCCCTATTTGGGATGGAATACTCTAGGTATGAAGCGGAACACGCTGAAATTTTTGATACTGAATCTTCTGACAGAGCGTTTGAAGAAGAAGTGTTAATTTCAGGTTTTGGTAATGCTGAAGTAAAAGCTGAAGGAACGGGCGTTAGATTCGATAACGCTAATGAAGGCTACACTTCTCGTTACACACACGAAACTGTAGCGTTAGCTTTTGCTCTAACTGAAGAAGCTGTTGAAGATAACTTGTATGACAGACTTGGTGCTAGATACACTAAGGCTCTTGCAAGATCTATGGCAAACACTAAACAAATCAAAGCTGCTGCTGTATTGAACAATGCGTTCTCTACAACAGGTGGTGACGGTTCAACACTAATAGCAACTGACCACTCTTTAGGTGGCGGTGGCACATTGGCGAACCGTGCAAGCACTATGGCAGATTTGAATGAAACTTCATTAGAAGATGCGTTGATAAATATATCAACGTTCACTGATGATAGAGGTTTAGCAATTGCTTTGAGAGGAATGAAACTTATCGTTCCACCTCAACTTCAATTTGTCGCTGACAGACTCTTACAATCCCCAGGGAGAGTAGGAACATCTGACAACGATATTAACGCTATCAGAAACATGGGAATGTTACCTGACGGTTATGTAGTAAATCACTACTTAACTGACACAGACGCTTTCTTCATCAAGACAGATTGTCCTGATGGATTTAAGCACTTTGAAAGATCACCAATGTCTACGGCATTAGAGGGAGATTTTGATACTGGTAACATGAGATACAAGGCTAGAGAAAGATATTCATTTGGATTTTCTAACTTTAGAGCTGTATACGGTTCTCAAGGAGCGTAAACTCTATAAAAGGAAAGGGGGCTTCGGCTCCCTTTTTTTTTGTTCATTTTTCTTATTATCTGTTATACACTAGGAAAGACTAGGATAATAATTTTGTTTTATCGACTGACCTAGCAGACTAGCCGAGACGATAAGACTTATTTCCCAAGGAGGAAATTATGGCAAATTCGACATTTAGCGGGCCAGTTAGGTCCGAAGGTAATTTTGATCTAGTCAGTAAAGATTCAACATCTGGATTAGTATCAAATAGAACCATATCAGATGGTGTTCAAGATTCTAGAAGATACTATCTAAAAGAATGGTGGGACTTACTACCAAAATTACAAACCTTTATGATAGGTTCAGCTACCAAAGACTTTGGATCTATAGCTGATGGTAATGAAGAAGAACAAGATATAACTGTAACTGGAGCAGCACTAGGTGATTTTGTAGTAGCTTCTTTAGGTGTAGATACGGTTGGGCTTACTCTTACAGCCGACGTGACAGCAGCAAATACTGTTACTGTTGTATTAGGTAACTTTACTGGTGGTGCTGTTGATTTAGCTTCAGCAACTTTAACAGTTAAAGTATTTCCTAAATTAGAAAACCTAGTAAGCGGTGGCAATCAAAACTTTGAAGTTTTAGGAACCAATATGACTTCTGCGTTATCTACTAGAAATGCAACAAGTGCTGGTATTGTTATGACTACAGCAGGTGCGGATCAAGACCAAGCTATCGTAACACCACATTTAGCAAACCCTGTTGCCTGGTCAGATACACTATGGGGTACTGAAAATTCAGTATCTTGGGAATGTTCAATCAGCTTACCAGCTATTGATAACCAAAAAGTATGGGCAGGTCTAAAGCTTACTAACGATCAGTTAATCGCTACAGACGCAAACCAAGCGTATTTTAAATTCCAAACAGATGCTACTAACTCAGAAGCGTTTACAGACTTTACAGTTTGGCATTTTGTACACTCAATTGGTGGAACTGACTTTATAACTGCATTACCAATTACTGTAGCGGCTGATACTATTTATCATCTTAAAATAGAGATTGATTCAAGCAGACAAGCAACAATCTTTGTTAACGGTGTTCAATATAATGTAGCTAATGTTTCAGGATCTACTGGCGGTACAACAGCTACAGCTTTACAACCAGATACTGCTGTAACTAAAACTGCTGCTTTAACTAATGATGTAGACTTCATTCCTTATATTGGAATTGAAGCTGGTGCAGGTGCTGCTGAAGCTCTACACGTACATTATGAGTGCATAAGCAGAACAATAAACGAATAGGAGTAAATTATGGCAGGTCGTATGACTGGCTCTGATGTAACTGCGGTATTTATTACCGCAGACACTCAGGCTTTAGATGCTGATGGAATATCAGTAGCAGCCGCAGTAGGAAATAACGCAGCACTTGTTATAGGTGGTGCTTTAGCCTCTGGTGGTTCTTGTACCTTTGATTCAGGAAGAGTAGTCACTATTCTATCTGCTGGTAATGATTCTAGTAAATCGTTTACCGTAGTTGGTACTGATGTTAATGGCGATTCTCAAACAGAATCAATAACAGGTGCAAACGCTGGAACTGCTACTGGAACTAAATACTTTAAAACAATTGCTAGTATTACAGCAGTTGGTAATCCAGCAGGTAATGTTTCAGCAGGAATTAATAATTCTGCTGCTGAAGTTGTTTTTGCAGGCAGAAGTAGGTTGCAAGGTATCAATATGGTATGTGCTGCTACAGGTGGGACGTTAGATTTTTTAACAACTTCCCCAATTGGAACAAGCGTATTCAAACTAGGTAGTGTTTCAAGCGCTACTGTAACTAGAGATATCACCGTACCTGACAATGGTTTATTGTTTGATAGCGGTATATATGTTCAATACACGCAAAGCACTTTTACTAACATTACTGCTTTCCACGCCTAAAAAATGGCTGAATATAAAGGCAAAACTGTGTCTTTAAACAAACCAAGGGCTATCTCAAAGGGTAGTCCTGGTTATGGTAAGAAACGCAAAGAAGTCTTTGTTAAAGGTTGTAGTAGCGAAAGCTCTAGAGTCAAACGTATAACTTTTGGTGATGCCAAACTTGGTATGCACAAAAATAGCAAAGCAAGAAAAAAATCTTATTGCGCTAGAAGTGGTGGTATGGGTGGTACTACAGACAGATGTAGTGCTAATTATTGGGCTAGAAAAGACTGGGATTGTTAATGGCTAAGAAAAAAAACAAAACCAAAAAAGACGCCTGTTATCGTAAAGTTAAAGCAGGAGCAAAAGTATGGCCTTCTGCTTACGCAAGTGGCAGATTAGTACAATGCAGAAAAGTTGGCGCAGCCAATTATGGTAAAAGTAAAAAAAGACAAAAAAAATCTATAGGTGGTTTAGTTACTATACTTGGTCAAGGTGCGGTTATGTCTAACAGATTAAGATAATGGCAAAAAAAGAAACACTAAGAGATTGGTTTTCTAAAAACGATGGTACAGGATGGGTAGATTGCAAGACAGGTAAACCATGCGGTAGACAGAAAGGTGAAAAAAGAAAAGGTTATCCTGCATGTAGACCTACAAAAGCACAATGTACGTCAGCAGCAAAAAAGAAAAAAGGACCTGCTAGAATTAGTTGGAAAGACGGTAGAACAAAAAAATCTGAAGGTGGACCTGCAAATAGTCCAACAAAACAATTTATAGCAAGAGGTTGTGGTAAAGTAATGAACAATCGACGCAAAATGACAAAAGTTTATTAGGAGTAAATATGTATAAGAAAACAAAAGGATATGCGGCAGGTGGTGCTGTAAAATCTAAAGGGATGAAAAACGGCGGTGTTATGAAGTCCAAAGGCATGCGTAACGGCGGCATGATGAAATCTAAAGGAATGAAAAAAGGCGGTCCTATGAAATCTAAAGGATACGCGAAAGGCGGCAAACTTAGTAAGCCTTAAACGTGGCTTATTTACAAAGCAACATCCCACATTTTAAATGCTGGGTTAGGAAAGAATACACTCATAATCACGAAAAATATCATGGCGAGTTTTTACACGCTATGGTTGTTGCTGTTACGACTATGCCGTGTCGTTGTTTAAGTTTTCAAGTTATATTTACAGGCATAGAAGCTGAAGGCGAAGAAGAAGATACAATACATGGTGGGGCTATGTGGGCTAGGATGCCAATTACTGCACTTGTAGGCGATACACCTTTTTCTGAATGGCCTGAACCAATGGCTGTTCACGATGCGCAACCTTGGGATTGTTCTTCTCATCACCATGCAGTTTACGTTATAGATAGGGCTACACCTTGTCCTTGGATGGCAAAGATTGATGGTAACTTCTATCCAGCTAAATATATGTTTACTGTAGATTATGCAGAAAATGAAATAGCTGATGATCCTGCTCAACATAAACAAAGTCACGTATTAGAATTATTAGACGCTGGAGAATGGACTGGAAATATAGTTGCACTACCAAACAACCGCGTAAGAGTCACACACCCAGCTTGGTTTGAAACAGGCTCTGGCGCACCTGATTTTAAGCCATCTGCACATATACATTATTCAAAGTCTGATTTAGACTATACGTTGGATGTAAATAGAATTTTTGATAACCTATACGCAGAGGACGAGTAATGGCAATTTCAGGCAGTACAAATTTTGAACCAAATGTAACTGAGTTTATAGAAGAGGCTTTTGAACGTTGTGGA